GCTCCTGGAAAGAAGGAAGTACCAGTTACGGCTGTACCATAACCTGTCCTAGCTGCAACCTCTGGATCAACAAAATAGCTACCCCCTGCATCTGCTCCTATCCCAAAAGGGCCACCACCTAAATTCTCACTGGCTCTCTGTATTGGTTGCATTAACATCTGTGCAACCATTGATGGATCAAATTGTGTCATTGCAACCCTTCTTTTGTGCAACCTGTTTAATAGTGCAACCTATGGTGGTTAAAATTTTGTGTGTGCGTGAGTGTGATATATACACGTTCGCTGTCTCTGCAATGCCCTACCTGTGGGGCATGACATGGGGGTATGTGGTGACTATGTGGTGACTAGCTTTCAGAAACCTCAGCATTATCAATGGTTACAGAGTCAATGGTGACAGGTTCTGTACTTGTATCCCTCATTATGTTTATCTGTAGGTTCATTGCACCTAACTTATTGTTTTCATTACCAAATATTTGTCTTTGTGTTCTTTCTAAGTACCAACTATCAGCTTTCCAATCACCACGATCTCCTGCTTTTTTGATATTTTGCAACTTAAAACGCACTGCCTCGCTCTCTGCTTGGCGTACCAACAAAGCAAATTGATCATCCCTCTCTACCCATCTGTTCAAACTATCCAACGACACACCTGAACACTGAGCAGCTATTGTTCTTGGGTTGCCTTCCTTCAATAGTTCAAGGATAGCATCCTTAGTCTCTGGCGTATCTTTATCAAATCTCTGTACATGATTACGTTTCGTCATTAAGGTTGCACTGCGTTTGGTTGCACTCTTAATCTCACCATTTGCAACCTTTGCATTGATCTTAGCTACCTCTACAGCTTTCTGTGAACGTAACCAACCAAACCTTTTAGCTCTCTTTTCAATAGCTTGCCTACTAATATCAAAGTCTTTAGCAATGGCAAAAGCTTTCTCACCTGATCGTATTCTATTCTCTATTTCTAACCAGTTAACACCAGGCTTTAACTGTCCTCGCATTATTTTGTCCTTATAAAAAAACAGCAACCTGGCGGAGAATGACGAGTAATCTACCAGGCTGCCGATAGTAATTTAACTTAAATCGAAAGGATTATATATGAAAAATATATATCTATATTAATTTTAATGAATTATGTGTCTAATTCTGGCACTTTTGTCTAATAAAAAATCCATTCAGATTTGACGTATTTTATGCTGTAATCTCACCAAAGCTAGAGTGTGCTTGGCTTTCGCAGTATCTTTATTGAATGAAAAAAATGTACAAATTCTTCTCCAACTCATCTTTGAGCCTCTTAACCAGACAATTTTCCTGTCTTCTAAAGGCATATCCAACACCCATAACAGTGCTTCGTCACAACGATCTATCATGTCATTAGAAGGTTTAATATGCACTCTGGTTTCATTATAACCATAAGCAAGGTTCGCATCGTTTGCATACTCAGGCCAGAAGGACAGCTTCTGTTTCTTTATTGGAGATGGAAAGCTGTTACAGACCATGACCATTTCTTCCAACCTGTCATATAATTCATCAAGCCCCATTACATCAGCCACTAAACCACCTTATCTGCTCTCTATGTATCTTGTTTGTTTTAATCATTGCTATAACCTGGTCAGTCTTATCGGTATCTCGGTTTATCTTATCCTGAAAGGCAGGCCCTGCTGTTAACACATCATCCACACTCATCTGGTAGGTTGTTGCAGTATAGACCTTTACAGGTTCGGTAAAGATATCAGCCTTCTTTATCATTGCTGTTAAATAGGGTAATACTCTGTCATATTCGGTAATGTTATCTGGCATTTTAAAGATAGTGTCTAAGACTATCCGTTCTTTTTCTGCAACATCTTTAACAGCCTTAAGAGTCTTTAAAAGCATCATTATAATTCCTCTAGCTTTCTTTTCTTCAATATCTAATTGCACAAGACGAGGAACTGCAATATCCCATATTGTGGGTTCTCGTTCATTAGTACTTTCTTTACTTTGTATATTCTCTTTACTTTGTTCCTTCTTTACTTTGTATGTGTTCCCAAAAACCACTTGCCGTTCAGCCACTTGTGGTAAAACCACGTGTGGTAAATGGGATAATGGTGAATCATAGACAAAATAAAGGGTTGTAGCAAATTTACCCTGCTCTCTTTTAGTATCTTTTGCCATATATCCAATCTGAATGAGATGTTTCATAATGTTGTAAACTTTTTTAATTCCCCACCCAAATCTGTTTGCAATATTCTGTGCATTGACCTTCCAATCAGCAGGCTTTGATAAAAGATAAACAAGTACTGCAAGACCATCACCAGACAACTTATCATCATTGATCAGCTTGTTAGGTAAGGTAGAATAGTTCTCCTGCAATGTAGATTTATTGATAAATGTCTCAGTCATCTTTATCCTTCGCATTAGAGATAACCAGACCACAGACCCAACACTTTCTTACTTCCTCATGTCTATCGTCTTTTAATTCAGCCAGGCATGAAGGACATTTATTATTATCGAGCCTTACCTGTATCTCATCTCTGTCTTTAGCCATTACTCACCAATCCAGTGCGAATTGTCTTTAGCCCAACCCATTTGCCTAAACAGAGAAAGCAATGTTTCCATTCTAACAATAACCACAGTGTCTTTCTGATCATCTCTGGCAAATAGGAAATCAGCGTTGTCCTGGTCTAATGCTTTGTAAATCCTGCTCAGGCTTTTCTTAGAGCGTTTACATTCACCTATATAACCAAGTACAGGGCCTAACTTGATGTCACCGCCATAATTACCCTTCATAGCACCTGACAATGGTACTCTCTCAGCTAGTACTCCATGTTCTTTAAGCTGATTGACAATCTCTCTTTCATACGATGCACCTTTGTTCCTTGAATGTTTACCGCCCATTAGACACCACACATTCCTTCACATTCATCAAGAAAGTTTAACTGCCCTTTATCCTCAGCAGTCGATAAGTCAGCATCTTTTAAAGGAATTCTACCTTGATATATGTAATATTTTGAGTTTTTATCTTTATGTAAATGTCTAATTTTTTCATCAAAATTCACAGCAATTTTAAAATTATCAGGATCATTTAATTTCATGTTTCGCCATGAAGAGTTGTTATTAAGAGGACAAGCAATACAAGCTGATCTCTTTAGTTTTTTATGAGGAAAATACTCTTCAAACCATTTGTGGCAATCACGCCTTTTTAAACCCAATTCTAGTAAAGGCCATCTATTTTTTATGTATCCATATTGGCTGTCTTTTACTCTCTGCATCTCATCAGTAGAAATACCAATCCAGGTTTCACAGACTTTTTCTTTTGCTCTTTCACCTTTTTTTAAACCAAGTAACTCTCTTGTTTTTTTTCTTATAGGCTCAAGTTTATATTCTCTGGTGCATTGCCTTCTTCCTATAGATGATTCATTGCTAAAGAGAGGCATTGATATGTAAGACCCACCAGAAGTATTTTTATTAGCCAACGTATCTTCCTTGATATTTCCTGCTGTAACCACATGAACAGGAAAAGGTAAAACATCAGTAAGCCATTCTAAATGCTCATATATTTCTTTAGGTTCAAATTGTGTATCAGCAAAAATTGCACAATCTGGCATTGGAGTTATTTCACCTTTAGCAGCCATCAAAGCCATAACAGATGATTGCACTCCTGCTCCCAAACTTATGACCCTTAGATTTGCATTGGCTATCTCTTTGCTAAAACTAACTGCCATCTTCTGCAAGCCTATCTAGTCTTTTCATTTTATTAATTGTTGGCAGTATATGTGCATAATTTTCTGACATTGTTGTTTCTAATGTCTTCTTGTTAACAATTAAAAACATTGTAAAAGTGCCTGCATCAGCCCAATTATATTCTATTGGATCATCACCCTCTAAATCTGGTTCTTGATGTGCAACAACAAAGTAATTTTTGCCCTCATAAGATATTTTGCCGTTTCTTATGTCTGGGTTACCTTCTGTGCCACAATTATAATTGCCGTATTTAACTTCTTTATTTACCATCTTTGTCTTTCTCAGAAAGTTGTCCTGAATAAATCATTTTTCCTAGCTGTTCATTCTTATCCTCTTCATCTCGAACAGGCTTTACTACAAACTCATAAAGGGTCTGATCATGTCTGAGGATGCCACCTTTAAGATCATCAACAACTTCAAAAACACTGTCAAAGTTATCAAAGATGCGATCAAAGTTCTGTTCAATACGATCTAATCTCTCTATGATTCGCTTTTGTGCTACAATTGATAAGACTTCACCCTTTTTCATTGCGATTCATCTCCTCTGCAATACGTTCTAATGTTCCTGTGTTGGGTTTTTGTAAGTTTTTACGCCATCGGAGCAAAGTTGAATAATCAACATTTAGTGTCTGTGAAGCACGCCAGATACTACCATAAGTAAGCTCTATTTTTTTTATCAGATTTTGTAATAATTCGTTTGACATATCGCCTATCTATTTGCAAAAAAAGATATACTAGGCATAAATCCCTATAACTGTAAATTGGTACAATATGGGTAAATTTATTGTTATAATAGGCGTTTATTGGAATAGTATGGGTAGTTAATGGATAGGTACTTGTAAAAGGTTAAAAAATGGATTATTTTTCTTTTATGAATAGAAGTCAGATTAAGAAAGCACTTATTGACTGTGCAAAAACGCATGGTATGAGTTTATCAGAGTTTGCTGCTGAAGCTGATGTATCTCCAAGTACGATTACAGGCTTTGTAAATGATATATCGACAAGGGCAGATCATGTGCTTTCAATGCGTACTGTCCAAAAGTTAAGTAAAAGATTTCCTGATTTTGCAACCTTTATGCACTTAGCACAGCCATTAGATGACTTGAGAGAGGTAAGGTATCTTGGTCTTGTTAATCCAGAGAACAACTGGGAGATAACAGCCCTTAGTCCTGATACACCAGGCTCTACAATGATCAAAGATTATGGACAGGAATATGTAGCTTTTGGCATGGCCTCTTCTGCAATAATGAATCAGACCAGAGCATACTTCTGTAAGCCAGATATGATATCAGACCATGATGAAATAATTAAAAGCATTGGTAAACTGGTTGTGGCTGAGTGTACTACAAACTGTAGGCATTTAGGTTATCTAACCAATTCCACAAATGGAAAATTAAAACTTATTATGTTGCCTGGAACAAACATAGCTGAACCAAAACTACATGATATAAAATGGATTATGTTAGTAGATTGGATAAGACCATAATGATTTTTTTTAACTTTACTATAGGCGTTCTTGCCTATAAGATTAAATGACTATGAGCAACTTGATTGATATGTGGTTTCCAAGCCGTTTAGACCCAGAACATTGTCCTCTGGATTTCTTTATTGCCAAGTATGTAGCAGGTCTGGATAGAGATAGAATTAACCCTCCAAACGCAAAGATGCGTAGCGGTTCCCAAGCCCATACTGCATGGCAGCTACATCTGCAAGGAACACCATTAAAAGAAGCCATAGAGACTTGTAAGCACGAATTATCCAAGTTTAATGCACCTAATGCCAAAGACCATGAACAGCATAAATTATGCCTTAAACATTTTGATACTGTGGTGAATAATTTTGTTTTGGCATCTGCTGACTGCAATATAAAAGTTAATGAAATAGAACAGTTATTTAAGACAGATGCTGAAGGTATAGAACTCAATGTTGGCGGTTATGTTGATGTTGTAGAGTTTGATTATATCAATGAAGCAAAAAGCAAGTGGCCCTCACCCTTTTTAAAAGCTGATGGGTCTTATTCTGAAAGGTCACAATCGCTTCCTAAGAGTCCTACAGCGAGTAATGTAAGGCAGGCTGCTATCTACTCCAGAGCATCAAACAAGCCTGTCAGAATCATCTATGCAAGCCACAAAGGCTACCAGGTGTTTGATCAGACTAACTGTGAGTATTTACAGCCACAAGCCTTAAACGCAGCATTTGAAACAATGAGAATGTCAGCAAGAGCCAGACAGAATTTATTAAAGATCAGCAATGATCCACAGATTATATCACGATACGTTATTCCAAACTTTAGTCATTATGTCTGGAACAATGTTGATGAAGAAATAATAGCAAAAGTAAAAGAGATATGGGGATATAGGAATGGCTAGACACCCATTAGAAATATGGATGAGAAAATGGACAATCATTGTTATCGCAGTGTATCTGGTTTTTCTTATCTTAATGACAACAGTTAATTAAGTTTATGAGGGGTTTGGAACTGGCACTTTTCCTCCGCTAACTAGCAAGCCCCTCACCAAATATATGGGAGTATATGATGGCATTTAAACCGACTACACCTGCTGAGAGTAGAAACATCTATACCACTGGAGTTGTGCAACAGGCTTGTGCAGCAGGAACGATAAAGACAGTTAAAGAATTACAGGAATGGACTGTTAATGCCACACAGACATTTGATATTTATATGGGCAATGCTGATAACAGAACAAGGGCTACAGCTTCCTTTGTAGAGGTTATGAAAGCCTTAGTTGCCATCAATGATTTACGTTACCTATATGGTGACCCACTGCAAGAGATCGGTGCATTTCACGACAGTAACTTATCGATGATAAGAGAGTTTGCGAACCATGCCGACTTATACGACTTATACACAAATTTATTCAGAACCAAAGAAGGAATATTAAAGTTATGATTATGGAACAACAAGATATTTATTTCATCGAGGGTAATCCTCAAAAGGGCTACAAGCCAGAATATGCTAACAAGATTGGTGTAATACTACCACCTAATCCATCAAGAGGTGAAGCTGAACCATCATTTTTATTAAATATGTTGCCACAGAGACAGGGCAAGATGGTTGTATTACCAAAGGGGCAGAAGCCTGGTCAAAGTATGGGGCAACCACAGGGTGGTTATCAGCAACAAGGTCAGCAACAAAATTATCAAGGTCAAAGTGGGCATATAAGTCAATCTGTACCACCTATGTCTGACCCTCGTGATCCAGGCCCTAGTGGACAAAATAACTGGTAAGCCAATCTTCATTATACCAAGAGCCGATAAAATATTGTTGGTAATTGGTAAGAAGCAATATGAAGTTAAAATGAATAAAGAGCAGATGCTTAAAAAGGGTCTGCAATTCATTAAAGCTGCTATGGAAAAAAAAGAATGAAACTTGGTGAAAAAATTAAAATACAGAGACGTAGGTTAGGTTGGTCAAGAGATGCACTGGCAGTTAATGCAGGTGTATCAGAGCCAACCATCTATAGATTAGAAGCAGACCTTGCAATACCTAAGATGGAACTATTAATAAAGATTCTTAGTGTTTTGGGAGGAACAATAGAGGTGAAATTTGATGCAGAACATAATCAAGATTATGGATAGAGATGAGAAAGATACAAGCTATAAAAGCAAAGGTGTTACTCGCATGGGTATATTTGTCTTACAGTTTATTAGGCAATATGTCGAGAAACATGAACTACCACCCACACACAGAGAGATATTTGATTTTTTAGAAACGAAGGGATATGGCAGAAATGCCAATGCTTTTGACTTTGCTGTAAAGAAATTGATTGCGAGCGGCAAGCTAGAAAAGAGAGGTGCTACTCGCAACCTTTGGCCTGTAGAATGAGAATGAAATGTACTTATAGTTGTAAATTTTACTCTCATCCTACAAAAATATATTTAAAAATAGAATCCAATGTTGAAATAAAAGTTGAGTTTATTGCAGATTGCTTAAGGCAATTTTGCACTGGTCAATATTCACAAGAGGAAATAACTAATAAATTACATTATGTTTTAAGTCTGGATATTAAAAATAGTGCATTTAAAATCACAACAAAGGCTATCATAGATAAAATAAAAGTTATTTGTGTATGTGGTTAATTTAGCCGTTTAATCGCCTTTCAACCTCATTATTTAACTCTTGGTTATCTTCATCAAT